TTGATCACCGAACTTAGCTTGTATATCACCATAAACTTGTGATAAACCTATGTTACTAGAATCAATAGTTTGTTCATGCATAACACGCTCAGTGTTAGTAACACTAAGAGTTTGCATCCATTCTTTTTCTCTTTTGTCTAAAGAGTATTGATAATTTCTTCGAGCAGTTTCATTTGCTGCTCTTGCTTGGGCTCCTAAGCACACGGCAAAACTCGATAAAGGATAATTTGTTTGGTCCAAACTCTACTTCACGTAAGAACTTGAATCCAAGGAATTTAAGTAGCTTTAAATGGACGGTGTTGCGTTTATCAACAACGTTCCACAGCAACTTATCAGGTTGTCTTTCCACATAACGCTTTGCTTCTCTCACAAAGGTCATTGGATATTCAAGGATAGCGGGTGTACATAGCATCCAGATTTGACCTCCAGGGTCTACTCCAGCCATTCCAGCAGTCTTGCCGTTAGGCACTGTGAAATAGACACAGGAGGGCTTCTGAACAGCATCTAATAATGCTTCTGTAGAATCTACACCATGACCTTCTTCGACCTCTCTACGGTCTTCTGGACGTAAATTAGAGGCCACCTCTTTGGCAGCCTCCAATGTGATTGGATGGATATAATTAGACACTTGTGTAGAATCTTTTTGAATAGTCACCTTCCCATGTCATTGAGTACAGGGTTGCAGGTGAGGGGTGTGAAGATTTAATTGTTATGGATGTATTGCTATTTCTATCATATATAGGTACGGTTCTTGTTATTTCTTCTTCAAAGATAACTTGGTTAGCTAAGTAATTATCAGCTAAAGTTGGTTCCCATATTTCACTATAATCAGGTTTACCTGTTCTTTCAATAAGAGTTTCATATAAACCAGAATTACCAAAGTTTAATTTCAACCTATGTAGAACTAAGGAACCTCTACGGTCTGATCTATAAGATTCGTTTACTTGAGTTTGATAGTAAATGGTAGGTAGTTTAACTTCATAATCATACTTTTGACCAAGTATAATATTGTTAGTTGGAGTTTGAGTATTTCCACTTGCATCAACATATGTTTTCCAATTACCAGGGAGATTTACTGTCCAAGTACTAGAAGTTGCACCTGGAACTCTAGTTATAGTTACATCTTGACATAAGCCTTGCAAGGTATCGTCAGTTGAAGTAGGTACTACATATGCAGACAAATGACTTGTAAGATTAAAGTCTGTAGGTAGTGTAAATGTAGTTTGATCATTTGTAGCATCATACGCTGCTAAAGATGATGAAGCTACTGTCGTCATATTATCTAGATGAATCTTATAAATAACATCATCTGTTGTATCATCAGTAGTCTTATCATCAGTAACTGTTATACTATCTGTATGTAGTTTTAAAGGTATCTTCTGTAATACATTTTTGTTAGATGTATAATGTATATTTTGTGTAGCATTGTTACCAGCACTTAAGACACTAACAGTACCAAGTGCTGCATTAGCAGCTGAATTAGCTATTTTAAATGTATTGCTATCAGGAACAACACTTACATAAAGAGTAGTACCATCAGTAATTTGAACACCACCAGCAACTAATGCTGTACCTCCATTATACCATTTGATTGCATCCCCTTGTGCTAATCCATGATTAGTAAGAGTCAATGTATTACTAGTTCTACTAACCCTTTGACCTGTAACATACTTTGAATTAGCAGTTACTACATACAAGTCATCATCTAATACTGCATGATGTACTATCTTATTTTTAAATTCCCAGGTAAACCAAGATTGTTGTAAACGTTTATCAGATGCATTAAAATATTTAAACCCATATAGAGTTGTTTTATTTTTTTCGCTGAAAAATACTAAGCCATTCTCTCTTGAATTAGAAACTAAATCTAAATCTTTATCTAATAATTTACTTATAATTTTACTTTGTTCTATGACATCAGGTTCACCTTCTCGTAATACTCTAGCCATTTCTAGGAAACGTGAATGCTTACCTGCGTTATCAAGGAACCCTATAGTTGTACCTAATGAGAAAGGATTGGTTTTATAGTTAAAATTATAAGAAGATATAGCGTTTATTTTAGCAGTTAAAGGGCTTAGGACATCACTATCTGTAGTCAACATGAACTGTTGATTCTTGGTGAATAAAACTAAACCTGCATTAACTTGTATACCATCATAAACAATAGCAGGGTATTCAGAACTACAAGATACATCAATTGGATCAGTATTTGTAAATTGTATTGCAGACTTATTCCAGAAATTAGTGAAATTTCCTGGTCTAGACATGATGACATTTTCATCACTTAACATAACAAATCTATTTCTAAAGAATAATAACTTGTTAATTGTGTTACCTACAAAACTAGCTCTAGGGTTTGTACCGCCTACAGCTGTATCACCTACTTGAGCTTGCTCCCATGTAATACGGGATACAGTAAAACTACCATTAGATTCTCTTTTGATTTGTATAGGTAAAGTAGAGCTATCATACTCAATACTTGTACCAGGCTTTGCACATTCTTCCCATACACCTTCACCATCTCGATCATTATGACCAAAGAATTTAACATAGTAATCATCTTCTTCAGCGTCACTATTAGCTACTTTAACTACATAACCATGTTTACATTGATTAGGTAGTTCAGCTATATCTTTTATGGAATCAGTGACTACATTTAATATATCACTAAATGGAGAGTTTGCGTTAAATGTACCTTGAGCTGTAGGACGGCTAAGATAAAGACCACTACCTATTTGTTTACAATGATAACCATTACCTTCATCATCTTTCCATTGATAAAGTGTATTACTACCACCGTTATTACTGCCTAATATATTTACCCTTAAATCACCTAGAATACTTTCAGAAGTTACAACTGTTTTAGCATCAAATGAAGTTGGTATAGGTCTTATTAATCCTAAATTAGCTTGTACTTTAGAAACACTAGTTTCCTCAACTTCTAGAACATATACCCCTTCTTTCACTTTAATTTGGATTTTATCTCCTGGTTCCCATCCATCTCCACCATGTAATAAATCTATAACTGTGGTATATCTACATTGATAATCACCAGTACCAGCACCTATTGGTACAGCTTGACCAGTAGTCGTAAGTCTAAAGTATAAACCAGATCTACCTGCTCCTAATACATTATGGACACCCCAACCAATTCTTGAAATTCTTATTGAACCATTATTTGTAATTAACGCACCATCAGTAGCTGACGGAACATTGTTACCACCAACAGTATGATTGGTTCCAGTTGATCTTCTAAATATTATCCGATTAAGGTGCTCAGAATAATCACCATCTGTTTTCCAAATATAATTTAATGTTGCGTTTACGCCATCCCAAGTTGTACTGTCTATTTCAAAAGGAAAGTGTGCACCATTACCTGCAGCCCATGCGGCTATAGTAGCATTTAAATCAGAACTTGAATCTACTTCTCTGGAATCTGACATTTCAATACAAGCTTGACCGTTATATAACTGAGTACTAGCTACATCTGAATTAGCTGTATAAGTAGTTGTAGTCAGTGCCGTCCAACCATCTGTTTCTCCTGAATCATGGCTAGGTACGGAACCACTTGATGTAAGAGCACTTCCTGTTCTTTTATAAATTCTTGAATCATCTGATTCACCTTGAACAAGATCACCCGTTTGATAATAAGTATCTACTGCCCAAGCAGGTGGTACATAAATTAATGAATATGTTCTAGTTGCATCGTCTTCAAAAAAATTGTTGGCACTACTGTTTCCAATTGTTACACTAGTAAATGTAAATTTTTGTTTTACATTTGTTAAATCTTGATTATCTGTCCCAATTTTAAGAATTTCTGTCGTAACATTAGGGCAAGTACTAGCATTATCTAAAGAAGTTGAAGCAACCTTAACTCTAGTTACACTTTTGATTTCTTTTAGTGTTGCACTAGGATCATCAAATAAATTAACAGCATATTGTGCAGCATAAGATACCTTTTTTAATTGTAGATAAGCTTCTGGAGGTCTTACAGCTTCTGTAGTACCAGCCATTGCAACAGTTTTTGTTCTGTTAGTGATATATGTATAGTCGTTTAAAGTTACAGTTTGTAAATCTTCATCAGAAGTGTTAGTTAAATAAGAAGTTATACTAGTTTGTAATCCACTTAATGCTGCTACAAAATCCCATTTAGCAGAGTTATCTACTATACCTGTACCTGATCCTGCAGTAGGTCCACCTGATCCTGCAGACGTACCTGCAGTAGAACACTTATAAACATTACTATTGTTTGTTACTTTTTGACCAACAGTATATGCAGTATTAGCTAACCAAGGTTTTGCTGCTACATGAACAGTTTTAGTAGAACCATCTCTGCCCCACATATTTACATCACCATCTCTAGCGATTTGACCTATGTACTGTTCGTTTTCATCTCTATAGTAATGGAACCATTTCCCTACATGATCAGAGTTTAAAGCTTTATTACCATCACTCTCATCCATTAAAGAACCAATTAATTGGCTACCAGGTCTTTTCATTAAACCTTCTGTTACATCAGGTAAGACATTCTTTGCTGTTTTTACCTGGCCTGGTACTTTTAACTCATCAGGTTGTTGAGATAACCCACCTGTATAAGAAGGTATTGTTTGTGTTACGCTTGACATTATCTACTAAGTACAGAGAACGGTGTGTAAGATCTATATCCAGATCCATGAGGAATGCCAAAGAATGAATGATCTCCTTTGTCACAATCGTAGTCAATACAGGAAGCTCTAGATTTAGCTTCATCAAGTTGTAATAGTTTTACTAATTCAGAGTTTGATACAAGTTGTGTAGCAGCTCTTACAGCAGCTCTGTAAGTAATGTATCTTTGGAAACAATTAGGTATATCTGTAAAATCATAGAGGGTTACTATATCTACATATATGTCAGCGTCAAATTCATCAGTATGATTTACTAGGTCATATAACCTACCATACCTAGTTACAACATCAGTTACTTTAGAAACTAATCCTTCATGTATATCGTATCTAAGAGTGTTAGTTGGTAATGATATATACTTAGTAGTCGGATCAGGACTGACTTTGACATGTTCTTCAGTATTGAAATGCCAACCTTCATTCTGTACATCTTTATTTACTTCAGTTAGAATATTGTAAATAAATGATATCTCTGGGTTAGTACTTATTAATGAACCTGTTGTTGTATCTTTTAATTGGGTGATAGGAGATTGACCGATGGCTCCCAGTATAGAGTTGACTGCGGATAATTCGGTATCGAGTTCAGTTGTTGTGGTAGCCATGAAAATTTTTCAGTAAAAAAAAAGGGAGACCGAAGCCTCCCCATGTGTATAAAATATAAATTAAGTGAAACTTGCGTTTGAAACAGCAGTGTTATTGAAGTTAGAAGAAACGTCAATACCAGCTACGAGTTCAACTGCACAAGCAGGGTTCAAGAAGTCTGCACCCATTGCGAGTCTACCTAGAATAACATCACCTTGGTAAACCACTGAAACGTCACCTGAAGTTGTTTGTACAGAAGGTCCAATAGCTTCTACGACACCAGCAGCTTCCTTCTGGAAGATAAGTCCACAAGAGTTTGCAAACTTAGCAGCTGTACCATAGTTGTTTGTAGTCTTCTGACCACCTGCAGGTGTACCGCTATTAGCAGCAGCATCCTGATCACCCATTGCTTCACCAACGAAAGAACCTTCGTTATCATTAGAAGCACGTGGGTTCATATCTGTCTTAGTACCAAACTTACCAAAGAACGGAATGTTCATTGACTTGTAGATCTTGATACCAGCAATAGATATTATACCATTACCAGATTGTAAAACAGAACCAGTTTCATCACGGTTGATTAAACCATTGTTGTTTACATCTTGGATAAGTGCATAGTACTGTCTTGGGTTAATAACAGCTACTCTACCATCACCACTAACACCTTTTTCATCTAAAGTTGCAGCAGCATCATAGAATGCATTTACTAATTTAGCTGAATCATAAGCATCAGCAGCAGTTGTACTAGCAGCAGTACCAACCTTGATTACAGAACCACCTGGTTCAACGAAGTTAGACATCGTAACAGGTGAAGGTTGTCTAGCAGCTTTAGTAATAGCTCTGAAGATTCTTCTATCATAGTTCTCAGCTAGAGCATAACCGATCTTACGAGAGATTTCACCACGTAGGTCATAGTGAGCAAGTGTCTCATCTAATTCATAAACAAAAGCTGAACTGATGAGCAAGTCATCAACAGTTATTGTTTTTTCTGCTACTGGAGGAGTCTTCTCGTTGTTACCGAGTATGCTCTGGCCTGGAATATGGAATTCACTTGAAGTACGTCCTGTGTAGATGAACTGCAATGATTTGCCGTTCTTCAAGGTACGTCTTGTTACAAGATCCCTAGCGATTGTGTTGTGCTGGAATCCTTTGAACATTTCACCAGAAAATAATTTCAGGTAAAGGGCTCGCCTTTCAGCAGCGGTACCAGCATTAGTGATGGCACCATTATTGGCACCTCCATAAATAGGACCGTTAGCTGTAGCGGTTGTGGCTTGTTGTGCCATTTGTCTTTATTTTAAAATGTAATGAATGTATATTTACCCTTGCTAGCAAATTGAAATTGAAGTTTTGTGGTCTTTCCCACCGTCTAGACGGCTAAAGGGTATCCTGCGTACAGGGCCAGAAGCCAAAGCGAGTGAGGGGAATCGAACCCCTGTTAAGTTAGATTGGAAATCTACTTTCTGCCATCGGCACTCGCAAGGT